TACGTTATCAGGAAAAGACTTCCCCTGATTAAAGTAAGGCTTGCAAGACGCCGAATCTGATTGTTGATGTGACATAAGTTGAGATCTCTCTCAATAATATTTTATCTTGAAAAGGGGGCGTTTTTATAATATATTTTACTAGAAAATGAAGTTACACGCACTCGCTATACCCCACACAATTACGTCAAAAGACTACCTTTCCTGTGCTTTTACCCAAAAAGTTCTTAAATTTTGTCAAATGATGCACGCAGATTACGAGATTCTGCATTACGGACATGAAGATTCTACTGTTAAGTGCGCGGAACACATAACGGTTACAACCAATGATGATCTACAAAAATCATACGGTAAATATAACTGGAAAAAAGAATTCTTTAAACATAATACCAGTGACCATGCCCACCAGACTTTTTATCAAAAAGGTGAAATTGAATTAGGTAAGAGGGTAGAAGAGGGAGATTCTATTCTCTGTTTTTGGGGCTCCGGCCATAGGCAAATTGCTGACAATTTTAAAGATAGATGTTATATTATTGAACCCGGTATAGGTTACGACGCAGGGAGCACGTTCGCTCCTTATAAGGTATTCGAATCTTACGCGGTTATGCACTCTATTTATGGAGAACTAGGGATCAAACATCCCGCTTGGTATGACGCAGTGATTCCAAACTATTTTGATACTAAAGATTTTAATTATAGCTGCGTTAAAGATGATTACGTACTTTATTTGGGTAGAATAACAGAAATAAAAGGGCTAAACATTGCAATACAAGCAACGGAAAAAGTAAACAAAAAACTAATAATCGCAGGGCAAGGAGATCTCAAAGATTTGGGATATGACAGAATTCCCAGTCATGTAGAATATGTTGGTTTTGCAGACACAGAAAAAAGAAGGGAATTACTAAAACACGCGCAAGCCTTAATTTTACCCACGCACTATATTGAACCGTTCGGCGGAGTGACAATTGAAGCGCTTTTTAGTGGTACGCCAATAATTACAACGGATTGGGGTTGTTTTGCTGAAAATAATCTGCATGGTATAACTGGCTATAGATGCAGAAATATGAGTCAGTTTGTTTGGGCATTACAAAATATTCGAAATATCGTACCTGCCGATTGCAAAAACTGGGCGGAAAAAAACTTCAGTCTGGAAAGAGTATCCAAAATGTATAAAGAATATTTTAATTCATTAGATGGCCTGAATAGAGAGGGATTTTACGAGATAAATAATAATACCAATCTAGACTGGCTTAATAAAACTTACCCTTAAACGGTATGATATTCACCCAAGCCTTGGCCAAGATAAATACAATTTGTAGAAGAAGCTATGTGATGTATTTTAGTAATTTGATATACTGTTGATCTATTTACAGTAGTTGTCTGAGTTGGTGTAGCATCTCCCGCCCAATATATAGTTCCATCAGAAGGATTATTAAATGTTATATTTTTCGTTGCGTCTTTTGTTATAACTCTAACGTAAATAACTTGTCCAGAAGATATATTACTTAAAGTTACTGCTGAAGACACCGCATCTAATTCGCAATTAAACGCGTCAGTTGCTGTACAATCCAAAGTGTGTGAGGAAGTTAAGGTTATAACGTCTTCGGTCGCCCCCCTCAATACTCTAGGACCTGTGGGGCCCGTGGGACCGGTTGCTCCCCCAGCGGGGCCAGCGGGGCCTGTTGGCCCGGAGGGGCCAGAAGGACCAACCGCACCGCTTACATTAATATTCCAGCTACTGGCGCTACCGGTTCCAGACCTAGTTACAGTTTTAATTGATAAGGTAGAAGCTGAGTAATTGGTAACTTGGCCAACTAAATACCTGTCTGGGTCTGACGTTAAAGAAACGATGACATACTGTCCAGAAGTAAAACATTTGCCACTTTGAGTGGACATGGAAAATGTTTGACCCGGGGCGGTTGCACTAGATGTGAGATCGATTACATCGGACGTTGTAGCGTCGCAGGATGGCCCTGTGGGACCCGAAGGACCCGTGGGGCCAGTCGGACCCGTATTTAGTGCTCCGGGGTCTCCTTGGGGCCCTGTAGGCCCTGTAGGGCCCAATGGTCCAGAAGGTCCCGTGGGACCCGTAGCTCCAAAAAGATTGCCTAAATATACCGTAGCCATTTTTGTATTTTACACTATATTAATCTGGGTAAATAAAAGTTAATAACCCGCTCTCTATTATACTATTCGGAGCCCCAGTAATGTTTATTTTTATTCCTGATTCCTCTATGAACCACTCTCTATAACCACTAGCTTTCCACATAATATCTTCAGGTTTACCATACTCTAAATATAAATTTTTAGTATCATAACAAGTAGATGAGGAGCACCTATCGGAAGAGGTTCCAGTAGTAGCAAACTTATTAGCTATTAATGTACCCGTGGTATAGCTATAAGCTAAAGAGTCCTCAACATGCAGTGTCCCAGCTGGTGAACTTAAATAAGGATTACTAGAAAATATACCAGTAATTGTATGTTGTTCTTGATGGTAGTTATTATCAGTCGGGTTAATAATAACATGATCTCCAGTGGCAAATATTCCGCTATTATCTACATTAATCGAAGTCGTCCCTGCCACTAACCCCTGCGGATCGCCAGTGGGCACATGCGCTACGGGCCCACCAAACCTAAATGCGTAAATTAAATGAGGAGCCGAATTAATGTCATCCACTTCGAGCTCATGAAAATAGCCCTTGTGCCCGCTGATAACAAGATTATTTCCACTAATGGTTAATCCCTCACCACATATTTGTGATGCTCTAATTTTATCAAAGCGAGATGTTTTTTTATTAGCTGACATTATATTTTTATGTGTCTTATATCAAGTCCACCCATGGGGAGCGTACTCGGGTTTGAAAATGTAATTTGGTCACCGTTAACTGTATATACGCTTGGCTGAATTATTTGCTGCTCGGTTGCGTCCCATATTATTAACCACTCTGGCCCCTTACAAGAGCTACTCAAAGTATAAGTGGCAACATTAGTGGTTGTATCTAAAAGCTGATACTCTATTGATGGAATAATGTATTTTACCGGCGTATTATTAACTGGATCACAAACCAAGTATCCAGTTTCTAAACTTAAATAAGTGGTAGAAGTTATATCATGAACTTCTAAGTTGCCGGTGGTAGCGATATTTCCGCTTACAGAAAAGTTACCTTTAATTTTAGAGTCGCCACTTACGTCTAGAGCTAAACCCGGATCGGACTCATTGATTCCAAAATAATTAATATCCTCTGTGGTTTCTTTGTAATATAAATTAGAATTAGAAACGCTCCCTTGGTCATTGTATAAAACTTTGGTGTTTGCTGAGGTACTCAAACTAAAGGATGATCCAGCTGGCCCGGTTGGGCCAGTCGCTCCCACAGAGCCTCCCAAATTTATGTTCCAATTAGAACCGGCACAACCACCGACTTTGTAATCTATGCTTAAAGATAAATTAGTACTTAGAGGAGTATAGTAGGTTACCACGCCCTCCATAAAACACGGTGAAGTATTTAAATCATATATTCTTATCCTGCTTCCCTCGTTGTAAGCTAGTCCAGTAAGCGCTGTGATCGTAAATGTTTTTCCTATATCTGTGGTGCTATCATTAAGATCTATATAATGATTAATTGAGCCATAAAAACTAAAACCAGAAGCGCCCACCTCCCCCTTTGGTCCAACAGGACCCGTTGCTCCCGAGGGTCCCGTGGCTCCTCCAGCTGGTCCAACAGGACCCGTCGCTCCAGAAGGCCCTAGGGGCCCAGACGGCCCCACTGGCCCAGTCGGACCGAGTATATTGCCTAAATATAAATTATGACCTAGGTTACTCATTTCTTCTTGCGCGTCTTTTTAGTAGTAAAGCCTTTGGAGCGCGTATTTTTTGTAGTAAAGGTTCTCTTTTTGGTCGGCTCTTCAACTTGAACCGTTTTCCAAAACGTACCCTTTTTTTCTTTATTAGTCTCTTCTTCTGTAGTATTACCGTTTATAATTTCTATTGCTTTTTCTCTAGCTTTTTCAGTAATAATACTGATAACTTCCACCATGCTAATATTGTTAATTATATGGTTAGTAAGCTCTTCTATCTCCTTTTCTTTATCGTTCATAAGCAAAATTATCTCAATTATATTATATTATTAAATGGTACAAAATGTAAATATAAAAAACCCCCACTTCCATTTATGAAAGAGGGGGTATAAGAGATAATTTGTTTAATTATCTATAGGACTTTAATGAGACAGTGAAGACACGAAGGCCTTAATCTGGTAACCAGTATTTGGGATGACACAGCTAAAGTCAATATTAAATCCAGTAGTATTAACCTTGGTAACCATGCAGGAAACCAAATCTGGATCGTCATCGCTTCCGTCGCTATCCATATCAGCAACACCGGTGTGCTGTATGGAACATACTACATTGGGTGCTGCGCCGAACGTAAACCCAAACAATACACTTTCCCTTGATACGCCGTTGGGGATAGTTTTTTGATATTGTCTAAAGTTTCCGGCGGTATGAATTTGATACTCGGAACCTTCTAATCCAGCTTTCCATACATTATCTCCGTCATCATCAAAGATTAATGAGGCGTTAGTTAATGATCCACCACGGTTAATTTGGAAACCGGCATCTGGCGGATTACTACCGACATAATCAGAGTTAAGAACAATGATATTGTCACCAATATTAACTTGGTTTTGTTCGGTAATAACGGTCTGACCACGAACTTCTAAGTCACCACCAATTACAATACCAGAACTAAGATTTAAAATATTTGAGAATGTATAATTACCAGCAAGTGTTTGCGTTGCGCTAGCACTAGTTCTTACAACCGTAGAATCAACTTGGATATCATTAGCGTTTGCCGTAATACCGTCTCCGCCAACAACATCAAGAGTGTCAGAAGTTTCAGTTAAACCATCACCAGCAGATAAATTAAGTTTGCTGTTGGGAATTGAACCGGCTAGTTTATCAGCACCAATGCTGCCTTCCAGCATGCTATTTGTAACACCAAGAGCATCAATGTTTACAAAATCGCCTTCAACGTGTAAACCGGATCCTGCACCGACATTAATAGCTGCTCCTACTGCTTTTGAGAGACCAAGTCCAGCAACCGTAGTCTTAATGTGGCTTTCGTCTACTGCGTTAGACTTCAGTTTGAGACCAGAGTCATCTTCAAGTCCGCCGGCAGTAGCTAACTCAACAGCGGAGCCAGCAACTTTATCAGTGGTAGTAATTTGACTAAGTTTATTATCAGTGATTGAACCGGCGAGCATGGAATTTACTACTCCACCCTCCGAAACATTTACAAAATCTCCTTGTGTGTGTAAACCAGAACCAGCACCGACATAAAGAGCGGTGTCATTACCACCGGCAAGACCATCGCCAGCGACATCGGTCATTAGGTGAACTTTACCAATTTTATTATCGGCTACTTTTAGGCCAGCGTCATCAGTAAGTGTTCCACCAGCATTTAGCTCAACAGCAGAACCTTCAACTTTACCAGCGGTGGTAATTGGGTCCAGTTTTGCATCGTTAATTGAGCCAGCAAGCATGGAGTTGGTTACTCCAAGCGCGTCAATATTTACAAAGTTACCATCGACGTTTAAACCAGAACCGGCACCTACATCAATATCGGCACCAGCACCACCAGCAAGACCTAGGCCGAAAGCGTCAGTTCTAAGGTGTGATGAGCCAATACCATTAGAGCCACCCGCTTGTAGAATATATAATTGGTCGGAGCCATTAAGACCAATTGTAGTACCGTCGTATTGTACAGCGAGCTCTACGTCGGTATGAAGGGTATCTTCATTTAAATTAATTGTCCCACCATAGGGACCAATCTTAAGAGCTTCACCAGCCTTAATTTTTCTATCTAGTGGTACGGCGGACGAGCCTAACGCGAGTTGCTGGCCGTCAACGAACAAGCCTTCTGCACTACCCGTGATTAATCTAGCGTCACTGCCACCGCTACCGATTCTTAATTGTTCTACATTAAATACTTTTGCCATAATTAGTCCTAAAGCTCCTAATGTATAAATACACTAGATAAGTATGAAGAGGAGTTTTTTTAATTAAATTACTGGATTTTTGGGTGCCACGAAAACGTGCAAAATATAACCATTTCCAGTAACTTTATTGCTAAAATCAATAGTACACGAGGAAGTCGTAACCGCGCTTGTAGAAGTATGATAAAAATTTGCTTCACTAGTCCCAACGGGCATTACTAAATTACTGGTAATTTGTGGGGTATATGATAAAGTTTTACCAAAATTTACTGTCATACTACTTGTGTTAATAGGTACACTTTCTTGTAAAAAAGCCCCCGCGTCCCTTAGTCCGGTATACTGGACACCAGTAATTAACGAACCGTCTGCGCTCATTCCCTCATCATCTACCTCAAAAAGTAAAACTTGTTCTCCATCTTTTACGGTGGTAAATGTAAAACCTCCCCCAGTTTTGGCGGATATTTTAGAGCTTGTATTAACAAAGTGAATAGAGTCACCCTCGATATATAACTCTTTAAATGGTTTTGTCGGAGAACCAAGATTGTAAACTCCACTAGATTGCGGAATTATATTGCCCCCTAAAGACATGTCACCGTCTAGTTTTATATTACCGTTAACATGTAGCTTTTCTTCGGGGTTGTCATTTCCAATGCCCACGTAATAGTCGCTTGCTTCAGCAAGTAATATTTTTTTGTTTTGAGTATTTAGCCTAAATAAACTTTCGCCATCTGTATTTTGTATTAAAAAGGCTCCGGTGTTTGACGTATCTCCAGTAACTCTAAAGTTAGCATTAGATACAATAAATGAGCCGCCGTCTACATTTAAACTAGTAGTATCTTTCTTGAAAAAGAAGTTGGTTGCGCCAGATAAAAGACCATTATTATTAAATTGTAATTCGGTATCATTACCCCCCGCAGAGAATAAGGCCGACTGTGGTCCCTGAACACCCATGAAGCCGACTTTTAAATTAGGCTCGGGTGTACTAGTTAAACTGGTAGTAGAAGACTCTTGCTGAACTGTTGTAACTGCTCCACCGCCCAAAGCGACGTTTACAGAGGGTGAACCAGCGGTAGATACACTGGTTTGCTGAGAACCAGATAATACTACATTGATTTGTAGATTGTCTGACATTTATTCTTAATTAGTAACTTCTGGATATACTTTAACGGTTCCATCTAGTAATTTTTTTACTTCAGACTCATCAGAATTGTACATTTCTATATCGTAAACGGCCATGGTTATTGGAAGGGCGGCAGTTTCAGTTGCTGTTAAGCTTACGTCAACGACGCCACTGGCGGCGGTATATGTATGGCCATTAGCAGAGGTAGAAGTAGTATTTATACTTGGGCCCAAATCAACTAACGCACCTCCCGTACCATAATTAAATTTTACCTTACCTCTAACATTAAAATTGGTAAGGTCTATAGCGGTACCGTCAGAATTCGTAGCGAATAACTGAGCGTTGAAAGTAGTTCCTTGAATTACATCTAAATTATAGTTTAAAGGCATAATATATAATAATATTACACCTGTAACTATAAAATTTATCTACCCTCTTTTAGAATATCCGTGACTTCGTCACTTGGAATAAACGGTTTTTTTGGATTATGTAGCGGTTTTCTGTAAGAATTGACATGACCCATAAACTCATTTTTTAATCGATCTCGTAATTGGTCCGTGTTATCGACGGGCAGTAAGCCCACTCTAATAGCTTCATTTTTTAAATCCGCCAATCCCATAGCATTTACTCTTTGTGCGTACTCAGTTGGGTCCATCGTATTATATTTCGATAAGCCATCGTCTCCCCACACTTGATCTAATGTGGTTGGTTCATACTTTTGTTTATCCACCATGCCGTGGGTTTGATTTAATTCGTTCAAGGACTTTTTGGGTTCGGAAGCTTTCACTTCTTTCACCTCTTTTTTTTCTTCCTTATTCGGCTGATTTTTGTTTTGTTTCTTCATAATATTATTATACACTAAAAGGATTAGCCGATACGAAATTAAGTCTACTGGGCTAATGCCTGCATAGACACTAGTTAGTTCACTGCACTCATCCCGTAATCCAATTTGTTATCGCCGCTTTTTTAATTACGACTTCTACATGTCGCCATGCAGTTCGGACTATATCTTCACCTTTTTTTGGTGTTGGGCGCTCGTGGAAGGGTTATTGTTGGGGCTCACCTTCTAGTCTCTACACCTTCTGAAAGAATTAAACCCACTTTCAGCTTGGCTCGGTATTGTCTTCGAGAGAGTTCTACCGAATTCACCCAATAAGGCCAATTTTATTTATATAGTATATTATATCTTAAATTAGTTCTATATGCAAATTAAATATTTTATGTACATGATGTTTTCAAATGAACCCATCCTCCCGCTCCAGAAATATCAGGGGTATAATAATACAAGTTTTTCCCCTCTCCTTCAGGGGGGGTAAATTTAATTACGTGACCCGGTAAATTACCCGCTGAACTACTTGGGTCGGTAACATTAAGTTTACCACCAGTATATTTTCCACTTAGACTTTGGTAGTATAAAGTGTCCGGCGCAGACCAAGGAACCCTGAAGTAAAACGATCCCTGATTCCAAGATCCATCACTCGATTCACCAGTTATTCTTGTGTTTGTAGTGTAAACTTCCGGCTCATAAGCATTTCCAGAAGGACCAGTACTAATGTAAACAGGGTGCCCGTCGTTAGAGCTACCGGTTTGATTAAATACGTAAGTATGACCCCTCTTAACTGTTATGTCCGCAGAGTTTTTCTCGCTACTTCCAAAACTCCCTCCGGAAATGACATAACCAGACGCGTCTCCCGAATAGTAATATGGGTGTCCATCTGAAGGGTCTCCATTTTTAAGTTTGTAATTTAAATAGTAATTTGTTGTAGTAGGCGCCTCGAATCTTTCTACTCCGCTAGTGTAGTCAGAGAATCCTCCCCAACTTCCTTCAACACCAGTACTAAATGCAAATTTTACCCCGCTATAAGCTCCGCCCACTCCAGTGGGCCAAGTGTCAAGATTTCCACTAGACAAATGAAAATAGTAACTTTGACCTGATCCTAGTGTTAAAGCGTTTTTACCCAAACCATTAATATAAAATACCTCATCATCAAAATAAAAAAGATTACCTATGATAACGTACATTTCTTCATCTTCACAAGATATGTCTGACGATTCGTAATAGGTAAAGTTGTCATCATACGTTGCGTATAAATGTGAAATATCTGACCCTGTCGCGGGAACTGTACCAACGTTGTGTTTAACGGTAACTATTTCGTTACATGTAAATTCAATATAAGGGTAAGGATAATCAAGCTGGCCATCAACTTTTTTGGGCTGTTGAATATCAGCAGCATTATCTTCCCAATAAGTTTTGTAAAAAGATTGATATGATTCGTTATATTTTACATCATGCTCATACCTTAAAACGCTATATTTATCCGTACCAACAAAACCGTATGGGTAACGATTTTGTATTTCGCTATAGTATTTTTCTGCGTCACTATTACTAATATCGTCGTTTTTGTACGCCCAAAATCTATTTCCGTATTTTCCGTAACTATTTTTTCTGGAATTATTTGTGAATCCGACTCTCTCTACGCCTAGTAGCTTTACGGGTTTTACGAAGTATCTTGGCGTAGCGTCTCCGCTTCTATTCCAAGATTCTTGATTAAAGTATATGTGATTTTTTAAAACAAAATTTCTATTGACTTTGTTAGTATTAAAACCCATATAGTCTACCACGCCTGTGGTTGTAGCATTAAGATTATCATTATAAGTAGACATGTTTAATAAGTGGTGTTATCGGATGTGACTTTAGTTTTTAATAATGGGCTTAATTGAGAAGTACCACTATAATTTAAATTTGTATTACTTCCGCCGTATTCCAAAGACGTACCGTCATAATACATTGGGCTATTTAATGGGTTGGTTTCTAAGCCTTGAATTTTTGCTACATTTTCATTTCTTATAAAGCCTAAACCTGCATATACATCTTGAGCTACCCTCTCTAATAGTTTTTCATACCTTTTGTATTTTGAAGGTTTCGATTTTACTCCAGTTTTAATTAAATGCATGTTTATCTTTTTATAAAACTTTCGTTTCGCCTTATCCACGGCTTTTTTTATTGAAGTCTGGTAATCTGCATCTTCAGCAGTGCATGTTATATCGCAAGATATATCTACGTCATCCGCTAATGATGAGGTAACGGGCTTAATAGATATCTCTCCATTGAAACCAACGTATTTTGGATTACTTGACCAAGTCTGAATTTCAATAAAGTTCCCTGATGGTATTACTCCATCCCAAACACCAGTGTGCGAATTATTACCATATTCTACAAAGACAGAGTAAAAAGGAGTTTGACCAATCGGTTGACCGTTCTTACTTGTGTCGCTCACGTCGGTTATATATTTATAACTAAGATCACTTGTAAATGTGGTATCTTTTAGTATAGTTGCATACTTAGAGGATAAACTATAACTAGAGTAGTTATTAGTTACTCCTAAGTTTTTTCCGTAAAATGTGTACCCAGAATAAAGTCCACTCTCAGCAATCCTACTTACAGTTTCTTCTCCGCTATTTACGTAAGCGCCCTCTCCAGAAAAATCAAAAGTATCATGCGGAGAAACCCATAACACATTACTTTGTCCCGCTACAAAAACGTTTTGCTTTGCGCTTCTATCATAAAAATGTCTTCCGGACCCAGTTCTGATAACTAATAAATCATTTATAAAATTTATATCCTTTGTTGCGCTTAAATTAACGTCGTAATTATATGGACCAAAAGTTGTACTATCTATGTATACTTGATTCCAGAGCTTGTCACCTCTCCTTTCAGTGAAAAGGTACTCATTTTTATTTTTTAATACCTTGTCTATTTCTTTTCTAAGAGCTTTGGATGACGTTTTATATCTTGTTAGATTTTTGGTAACAAATTTCTTAACGTCATTTCTGTAAACAGCAAAGGCATTTTTAATAGAAAAAGACTTTGTTACAGTTGTGCTATAAACCTTATCTACATATTTTGGCACAAATTTAACTGACGTACTTTTATCGAGATCATATCTTAAATTAAAATTATCTCTTTTTTCATTTAATTCATAACTTAGTCCGTCAGTGGAGATTTCTTTAATATTAACCGCCTCTAACGTACCATCAGTATAAATCTTTACCTTATCTTCTTGATTTGAAGAATCGGGGCCCAATTTTACGTGGAATTCTTCCTCTACAGAATGAGGTCTTGCTGGATATTTTTGTGCCATTAGTTCTAACAATATTATACAACTTATTTCTAATAAAAACAAAAAAAACTCGGGGCGAAACCGCCCCGAGTAGTGATTTTGGTGATCTGAGATTAGACGATCATACCGATGATAGCTCTAGCATCGATACAAACGCGACCCTCTTCTAGGAATCCGTAGAATCCGGTCTTGTCTGCGCGAGCAACGAACTGATCGTCAGGCAGAGTTACAAATGTGCCGCCACTGTCATGCTGCTGAGCAACAGGACGAATGAAGGCTTCACGAGTAGCGTCAACACCGATGATAAGATCATCAGTAGAAGCACTCATTGAACCACCCTGCGCACCGGTAGTAGTAGAACCGTTATGAGCAACGCTATCCAAAGAGCTAAGCCCTTGGAGAAGCTTGGTGTACTTTTTGCCATCTCCCAACTCGATTAAGTCGGTGATTCTAACGCCGTAGATTTCGCTTGCACCAGCAGAACGATACATGTCTTCACGAACGTTATCGGGTAAACCGAGAACGCCAGAACCAGTAGTGTTCATTGGGTTGTAAGCGAAAGCACGAATTTGCTGTTTGACCTCAGGGCTAACAAACAAATCGGTAAGACCATAAGAATCGGCGCCAGCTGGAGTACCAGAAGCGAACGATCCGCTAAGTCTACGCATTAACGTAAGCATTCTGTTAAGATCATGAACCACGAACTTCTCGTTGGTCATAGAAGCCAAAATGTGACCATTACCTTGGGCAGTGGAAACGTTTGACTCGGCCTCAGAGAGAGCCTTCAAAAGAACCGACCAAGCGTTTCTTTCTTGCTTAACTAGAACCTCTTGAGCCATACGCTCGAGAGCTTTGCTGATTACGTCAAGACGACTCTTACGAGCGTACTTTTTCATAAAACTAACAGCACTGTCCAAGCGATAGGTGGAGATTTTCATCTCTTTAACACCTTCGACCTGCGAGGTAGGCATGCCACCAGCAATGGACTGAGACCAAGTGGTAACGTATCCTACGTTTTGATCATAATACAGATCAAGAGGGTAAGAAGGGCTATCGTCTTCGTCATAGTTGCTATCAGTATAGATCAAACTAGCGGTACTAGCCTGTTTGATAACTTCTTGGATAACCGGGCCGATAAAGGCTGCAAACGCAGTAGACGCTTCCGCTGCGACATTCTGATCCTTAGATCCTAAAGCGCGAATAAGTTCTACTTGTTCCGGAGTATTTTTTAATTTTAATTTCATTTTAATTTATTCTCCTTTTAATGATTTAGCGATCTAAGTCGCAATTTAGTTTAATCAACACGTCTCCGGATTGACCGTATTCGCTGGAAGCGCCCACGGCAGAACCGAGAGCCACACCAACCTTCTTCAAGTTCTGCACGCTAGCGGCAGTCTGAGTGATGATTGCACCATCGTCACCAGCGTAAACAGTCACACCAGCCTGAACAGTTTCGCTGCCAAACTCAGTAATACCGTTAACAAGAACGATACCGCGAGTAAGAACGGGAACAGCTTGTCCACTCAACGCAACTTGCATTTCATGCGCTTTACGAGGATGGAAAATAAGCTTTTCGCCGTTTTCGTCTGTTTCAGCCACGTCATACATAAGCATGCCGAAAGGAACGTCACCAGAGGTGCAAGTTTCCACGCGGGCTTTAACTGAAAAGCGATCAGAAACCGTGTTGTTGATACCGAGACCGATATCTACTTCATCATGGTTATCGTCAGCTTGCCAACCCTTAGCGGCAGTGGCGCTTAATTTCACGATATGACCGCGAGTAGCGGCCGATCCGTCAAACGCGTAGAGATTAACTACATCGTTTTCACTAATTTGTCTAAATGGTTTTAATGTTGCCATAATTTTTTATCTTTCAATATTAATTGTTAATTATTTACTTCTAATGTCAAATTGGTCCAAACCAAAAGCCTTGGAATACTTATCGTATAACGTGGGCTCTTCTACCTCGGTGGACTCCGGAATTTCCGCAGCTTCAACTTCGGCGTTTTCGATGACTTGATCCAAAACTTCGGTTACTTCTTCAGAAGCTACAGCCTCTTCTTCTACCTTAACTTCGGCCTCTTTGGCTTCGGTCTCAGCAGTAGCTTCAGCTTGTTGCTTCAAATGCTCTTTATTCTTCTCTTTCAAAAGAACACTAAGTTTCTCTTGATAATTGGAGAATACCTCTTCTTCCATATCTTTAATATCCGCAGCAAGAATAGCACGATCTTCATCGGCTAATTCGTACGTATCGTCTAATAAAGACATGCGTTGGTTAAATTTCTCTTCGGCCTCTCTATCTTGATTAGCTTTTTCAAGCGTCTCAAGACTTGATTTTACCTCATCGATCTCCTTTGAAAGCGCATCGTGCTCTTTTTGGAGAGTATCGGCCTTTTCATTAGCGGCGTCTAAGGCAGTTTCTGCCTCGGTCATCTCCTTTTTGTATTGCTCTGCAGCTTTCTCCAGTTCACTTTCGATAAAATCAGAAATGGACGAAGCAGAAAGTTCTTTCAACGACTCGTCGTTGATATCAGTTAGTTTTTCTATCTTCATTTTCATAACTTTATTATTTATTTTTACATTATTTTGGTTATTTTGTGAACTATTTAGTTCTACGGGAGGATTCCGATCCTCATCCGTTTTGACCGCGACTCCCTTAACATCGGCAGCTGGCGATTCAGTTAAGCCAATGCCAAGAGGGACAACCTCAGCCACTACTTGGCGATAAATACGCTCACCGGAATCCAGTTTGCCTTCACCGCCAAAACTTTTTAGATGATCTTCCATTCTTTGAACTTCGGACGCATCTGTAATAAATTTTCCATTTTCTATATTTTTCTCTCCCTCGGGGAGAACAACTAAATTATACTCAGAGAAGCCTAGCTCCCAACTGGCAGAAATTTGCCTGTAGTGCTCGCTAGTAGGATCTCCAGACTCTTCAATTAAGTCTGCGAGCGCATTATTAACGACCTTCCAAACCACTCCGCCCAAAGTAATATTAAAAGGACCCTTCTTGTTTGCGACAGCTTCTTTACTTAAAACTTGATCTGTTCCAAACTCGCTAAATCCAGCAGTAAGTATAACACCCACCACTTTCTCTCTATTATGTTCAATGTTAATGGGTTTATTAATAAAATTTTTATGAATTTCTTCTGCGACGCTTGAATCAATAACGTCATCGTTTTTATTTACTCTATTAGCCACGCAAGCATTAAAAGCGATTGGCAGTAAATCTATGTTTTTGTCCGTATCTACGTTGGGAATAAAATCTGCAATATTGACCATGCTAGCCAAAGAAAGATACTTATCTTTATCCTCAGACACCAAAGGTTTAATTGTAGAACTAAAAATTGTTGTATATTTACATTTCTCCATTATTAAATCTCCTTATATTGAATGGTTGCTCGTATCAATCCAGTAACTCACTGTTACGTTTCCGCCCATCGCGGCGGGAGTATATAAACCTTTATTTTCGGTTAACCTAATATTCCACTCTGCCCAACCCTGATCATCACAATAACAAACTATATCACCGCTATCACTCGTTTCTCGCAGGTTGCCGGCTGCGGTACTTAGTACTCCAACAAGTACAATTGATTTTTGTGCTCCCGGGGCGTCTATAAGCTTTTGACTGGCCCCGCTAGCGTTCGCGTGAAGTAAAACTTCTGGTTTTGAAAGTGGCATAATTAGTAATCTAGTTCAATTGGTTGATATTCGTCTAAGTATAGGTCATCTATACTTTTAAATTTATAATTTAAATTATATTTCTCTACGTCAGCTTTTGCTTGTTCAAAATCCTCATTTAAAGGTAACCAAGACTCTGTTAGGTCAATATACTTATCAACCCGACATACGCCGGGTGTTTCTAATATTAAGCCTGTAAGTTCTTTCTTCTCTTCGGATTGTTTATTCGCAAAGCTAATTTTTTTGTCTCTTTTCATTCTAATGAACATATTGATTCTAGCAAGCGCATAAAGATTTTTGTCTTCCTCATTAGATTCGCATGCTTCTCTATATATCCTTTTTAGTTGTAGCAAATTAATTTTACTTTTAGATTCAGCATTGTGCGATTTGATCTTATCTTTCAATGCTAACACTATATTACTAGAAAAATCAATAGCTAGAGACTGTTGTTCCTCATCAGTGCAGTAGTCTACGCTAGAATCTTGGACCGATTCCGTGTTCTCGTTCATCTCAAAGCTTTCAAATTGTAGACTGTCCATTATATAGAATAGGTATATTATAAGCGCTATAATAAAATACACTTATTTTACTCTGTTTTAGACTTAAAACTAAAAAAAAATAACCCCCCATTTAAAATGGGAGGCCTGCTAATTCTCTGAAGAGAACCTTTCTACTTCTTTCCGTCTTCGCCAACTTCTAAAGATGGAGCCGGAACGGATACTGACACGAGCGGAACCACTAAGGATACCCCTTCTTTACCAGCACTTGCGCCAAGAAGCTTATTACCACTATTGGCTTTTGGACCCACGGTAACCGAGGGTAGATTTTGAGTTACGGCACATCCCACAGAACTGACTGCGAGAAGTGCCCCGATACAGATAATTTTAATAGTTTTCATCTTATATGTTAAAAAGTCCCCTATTGAGGACTCCTTAATAATAACCGAAAACCGATTAGAATGCAAGTATTTTTTCTCGGTCACGCCGAGGATTTACTTAAGAATTCACTTACAGGCGCATACGCAATCCGTGGCATTACAGTCACCAGACTCACAACAACCCGCTTCACAAGCGCAGTCGTTGCAGCTAGAACCCCAATTACAACCGATAGCTAATAAGCCAACAAATAATGCTAATAATTTCTTCATAATTTTATTCTCCTTTCCATTTTAGTAAATATATCATATCAATGACTGTTTTTTTCCCGTAAAAATTTTTAATGTTATCTAAAGGATATACAACCCAATGATACTGTTCTGTAAAAAATTTACCGTGTATCAATACAATTGCGATGTCCTTTTTGGGATCCAAAGACTCCAAATTCTTAATTGGCACTACCTCAAAGCCGTACTGATTAGCTATCTTTTTGACTTCTGCTGGCCAAGTAATTTGTATAGCGTCTTTATTAAAGAAAGATAAGGCTTCTTTTCGCAGCATGCCTACATCTTGTATTTGCTGGCTTATCTTTTTGCGACTTACCGGATTTTTAACAGACTTAATCTCCCTTTGAGCGTACGCTGCGTTAATTGCTTTTTCTAAAGCCTTTGGCCCGCAAGCCCAATAATGAGCTCGATAGTATCCATCATCATCCCGCTCATGCCTATCAAAAAGTGCGCACCCCGCTATGGGTCCAAGGGCTAAAATCGCGGCAAAACTCCAGCACAACTTTTTAATTAAATTCATTTTAATAGATAATAAATTACGTTTAATGCTAGACTAACGCCAAGCACACAGGACAAGATAATTAGAATCATTCTTTCTGGAGTAACGATCATAGAAGATTGTTTAATTTTTTTTGCTGGAATCTTCAAATCGCTAACTTTCTTTTCTGCCATCTCTGACCCGGGAATTATCCACCAATCCCCATGCTTATCTTGGATCGCCCAGTCCTTCTTTTTCTTATGCCACCAGTGGGCTTGCTTCCAAGTATTTTTATTTAATTTAAATAGACTCATCTGCGGTCCAATTGGCTTCGCTGCGATTTTTTCCGTCGTTAGGTAATTCGTCTGGTAAAAGACCTCCGTCTCTTAGTCGCTTTACTAGCTCTTGAATAACTTTATTCTGATAATCTATTTGGGCTTTTTGTTGATTAAGAATAACTACCAACCTGTTGATAATCTGACCCTGCTCTTGAATTGCCGCGTTTTGTTTTTCAATAGTATCCGATTGATATATAATAGTTTCAGTTTGTTCTTGAACTAATGCGTACCCCTCAGCCGCGTCTTTTTCAAGATCTCCCAATAACTTTTCGTATTTGGCGCTAATGCTTAGGCTGTAACCGAACATTGCGATCATTGTAACTAGCACTATACAAGTGCAAACAAAATGATTTAAGATATGATTCCATCCGGCGACGAGCCAGCCCTTAAATTTAAGTAGTAGGTTTTTCATAATTAAAAGAAGAATTTGTTTTTAGAAGCTTTATCATGCTTACCCTTAATTTTACTAGCTAGCCTTCTATCAACCATAGCTAATACGTATCTAGCTTTATTAGAAAAGCTTTTTTGCGCCGGAGTTTCTTTTGCGGCGTCCATGAATTCTTGTTCCATTTCCGCCAGAACCCCGCGAATTTCTGGGTAGGTTAGCACATAATATAATTACACGCCAATAACCCTTTTTGGTAAAAAATAAGGTTAAGTCTTAATCTTTAAAGTGCCACCGCTATTCCAAATTGCGCCCGTTTCACTGGGCTCGGTCGTGGGCAAACTAGACATAATTATTTTACCATCATCTCTTAATTCTAACGTGGGTGTGGTGTTACCGTTAGCTATAAATTTTAAATAGTTTCTATTATCGCCCTCTTCATCCAATATCATTCTCCATAGTTCTCTACCCGTATTGTCAAGCCAAACTAGTTGGCACTTGTTACCCGTGAGGCTTGACGATTTAAACTTAATGCCTTGTCCAGCATTAGCGTGCTTAAGCATTATTGACCCACTGTTTATTTCTAATTTTTCAGAGGGGCTTGCGGTTCCCAATCCTAATTTTCCGTCCAGTTCTACTGGGTCTAATTCTTTTAATTTTACAGTTGACATTTTCTATATTTCCTTTACACGTTAAAACACGGGGTAGGCCAATGAGGCCGTAAGTACATTTCCATCATCATCTGTTAATTCTTCTGGAACGAGACCCTTTACTGGGTCAAAATATGTACTATATGCTGTACCCAATTGATGGTGTAACGCAGAGCCAGCTACACCACTTATAAATACCCCTCTTGAGTTGTCTTCGAAACTCATTTCACAAGACAAGGATATGTTTGAAGTTTTATTTCCATTTATACTTGACTCTTCATTGTAAGAAGTTAGTCTTGCTCCAGAGACCGTAAAGCTGCTACATACATTTCCATTTACATCTTTAAAATTTAAAACAGCATCGTATATGTGATTGGAGTTAGCGTTGTCAAATATGTTTCCCGCTTCCCTATCTTTATAATTAATATAATCTACGGTCATTTTACCGATTACTGGCAGTTGTGGATAATGATCAACATATAATTTGTGACCAAAGTATGATATTTTTTTTCTATCTATATCAAATGAGACATCACACTTCTGAATATTATTGTCATGCAGTTTTAATCCCTTACCATCATCGCCCCTTCTCTGAACTGTAACATCCATTCGATTTGATTGAGCAGTTTTTAATCCCTCTTTTGGTAAAAGAGAATCTTTTGAAAAACGTTTTGGAACAATAAATTTTTTGTCGCTGTATTCTACCGTTGCGGTTTTTGTGTTTAATTTTGGTATATCTTTGTCATCCGCAGAGGACTCCATAATTACCCCATCCGCTTCGTATCCCAAACTTACCGTCGCAAGCGAACCGACACTCGCGCTCATACTGTAAGAGGTTAAATAACAATTTTGAAATATAACAACGCCATAGCCGGTCGCCTTTTCCTCAGCAACCATACTTTTGGTCATATTCGTATGGTATCTTTTTTCAAGTTGTGATGGGTAATCTGAAGATAAATTATCGCCTATATCTCTTGCGTCTGAATTCGTAATTAAATATACATTTCTTTTATCATTTAGTCTACCACTCTCCATTACTATGTAATGTGCGGCATTTTTTTCATTGTCCGAAACTGAAGACTCTTCGTTTGCAACGTTTAGGCCCACCCTTTTCTCATTAACAACACCATTTAGGTAATATTCTAAGTTTAAACTAACTCCGGGGGGCTCAATAATTTTATTATCAATACTTGCAGACCTACCTAACACATTTGACTTACTTTGCTCTAAACCAATATCATAACTAAAAGATTGAACCTGCTCTAATCTTTTTAATATTTCGTAATTATCCACAGAAGTAACGGTTAGGTTAGATTCTCCAGAGGGAGAGCCAACAAGAACTTCTTGAATATTATGAATTATCCTGTTTCTAGCCATTACATTTTACTGATATATAATATACTAGCCAAATAGTCGTCCACCTGATGATCGTAAGCTATCTTTTGTATTTTAGCTATTCTTTCTGGATTTGTGTCTATTGGATTTTGTATATAGTTTTTAACTTGCTTGGTCCAGTCTTTTTGATTTTCATTAGCTATAATAGTTTTAGCTATCTCAAAAGCTATGTTTTGTTGATCTTCAGATAACTCTTTCAATTTATGCTTTCTCTTAATAGAGGTCTGAACACGTTTATATAACTTATCTGCAAGCACAAAATTTTCTTTAACCTTTGTAATTGAATATGAGTTTTCGTTTGCCCCGATAGGTGAAACTTTTTTTGTGGTTTGTGGAGAACTAGTTCCCGCCGGTCTACCCGCTTCCCCCGGAGTTTTCTTTTGAGGCGGCTGATCCACTTGTTTAACCTTCTCTTGAGATTTAAGATTTTTATCTTGCATTTCCATTTGGATATCAGCTTGTTTTTCAACCAACTCCATTTGGGTTTGGGGTCCACCAACCATAGGCTCATAAAAACCTTTATCTTTTAGTTTTAAAAGTTGTTCCTGAGATTCTATCGACTCTTCATTTGTAGGTAGTCTGCCAGTATCGAGAGCCTCCATACCTTCTTCGGGAGTGAGAACGCCCATCTCAATAAGTCTAGCATAAATACGCGCCATGACGTCATCGTTTTTGAGTGATAATTTATGAAAATAAGCTGTCGGATATCCCTTAAATCCTAAATCTTTGGATATCCTTTTAACTTCGGGCATTAAGAATTGATGAAGGAAAGCTTCCCTAGCTAGTTTAAGTTTAGAAATAAACATTTCTACCTTTGTGCTTTGATTAGCGAATTTTTCTGATCCACCGGCCACAATTGACCCTAAACCTAATTCAATATCCTTATTAACTACGTCATACTTTCTTGGATCTAAAATGCTACCTACGTCCGGAATAACAAATTGAGCCTTCGTGGTGTAATCCGCAATAAGAACCCTACCGACAGATTCATTTTGGAAAAGGCTTTGCATTGCTGCTAGATTTTTTTGATTAATACCCCCCTTATCTGGTTCCGTACCCATAGTTACAAGGAGAACAGTCTGTTGCATTGTCCTTGCTACCGCCATGTCCATTTTCTTCATTTCCGCTTTCCAGTTAATATCTTCTAATACTGGATAACCCATGGGCACAGCGAACGGTTCGTAATCTTGCTTTTTATAGAAAGCGGCGTTAATCCTTTCTTGATCTAAGGGCAATATTACATTAGAGTCTTTTTTCTTAATCCTCTCTTTTACTTCATCAGGTAAATTATCTACAAGCTGTTTATCTTCTTCTGATCGTGGGTTACGTAATTTTTCTAACTCGTATCCATTTATCATTTTATAATATTTACTATTAGCAAAAGAAAGATTCCCACCCACTTGAATATCTGCCGGATTTAATATACTATATCGAATTGGGATGGAATATTGCGTATTGGCTCTAGATATACCAAACGTCCTAGTCATTTTGTTTAGATCACTTTTATTTATAGCTCCATCAAATCTATAAACAAAAACGTTTCCGCTTCTATAGTATTCTCTAAAAAATTTATCCATTAGAGAGAGTAAATCTACTTTTTCAAAAAAGGCCTTAAAAAATTCTTGAGATTTTTTCGTTCCCCCTCTAAGGAAGATTTTATTGCAAGAGAATTCGGTCATTAAGTCAATTGCATTTCTGAAGATAGCAAAGTTATAGTAAGCTTTTTGGCATAAAATAACAGTATCTCTAATATCTACATTAGAAGTTTTGTTACCGTATCCACTGGTAGCATAGTTAAACGGAATCATTCCGCTGTCGATATTCGTAAACCTGTCCGTTCTTTCTATGGTAGAAGACCTATTTCGTCTTGACCTAGTGGGCTTTGTATAGCTCGCTTCACTAGTGTTGCTCATTAGGGGCTTAGCTGAAGCCACTATTTCGTCTTTTTTTACGTTGACCTTTTTTGACCTATTTTGACCTTGTTTCATCTTTTTATTATTACACTAAAATTATAGCATTCTTGGAGTAAAAGTCTCTGAAAAATCTTGCTCCGGATTAGCCATCATATCAAAATAGCACTTAACTCCCCAATTTGCTAGCATAAGTGTCGTATAATTATCTTTACGGGCCCTATTTGCGCTTGTAGAGCGTTTTAAGTGCTGAGGTAGGTCGAAGGTCTGTGTGCCCCTTGCGGTCGTTCTAACCTCAACCAGCGCGCATTGCTTCTTGGTCTGGTAAACCAACGCGTCTTGAGTTTCCATAAATTCTATAATACTCTTTTCTTTTACATGCTTTAGCGTTATTTTTCTACCAATATATCTATTCAACGCTGACTCATTTGCATTGACCCTCGATGCAAACCATAGTTTTTTATGGTCTATGTTGGCTTGAAGATGCTCGTTAGCTTTACGGATAAACTCAGAAGTAAATACTTGCTTAAAACAGATCTTCCCACTTTGCTTGTTGTATTCTCTTCTAGCTTTTTTCGTCATATTATTATAGTCTATGCCTTCTTTGTCACTATTAAAATCAAAAAAGTCTAAACTAGTGTTAGAGTTCCTAAATAGTGCATTTTCGTTACAGGAGTCTATAAATTGATAACCCGCATTATCAATAACTATTAATTCTAAATTAAAATTTTTCACTACGTGATACATATATTCTATGTGATCTTTTAAGTCTCCACCAGCAACAGCATAGCTGTGCACAAGCGTCCCTTGTTGAGACTCTTCGTCCAACTCTATAATCGACATGGCAAAATAGTCCGATGTTGGACTGTTTGAAAAGCTTGGGTCAATTGCGAGAACGTATTTTTTATCTTTATCTCCCACGACTTTGGTGGTTGGATTGTCTCCGTCAGGAATAGTGCATAAATGCATTTTTTTTGCGCTAAAATAACTATCACTTCCGTCGGTAAATTGAGCGCAATATTCCCTCAAAAAAGAGGAGTGACTTTGGCCGCCTTCTTGAGCTTCCTCAATTACGGTTTGATCAATCATGTGTTCAGGCAGCGCCTCGTACCCCATTTGTGAAATAAAATACTTAGCGTCCGCTGGCTCTGGAGAATAAATTTTTTCAACCCATTCTTTGTAAGTTTTATAAAGGTTTTCAAATGTATAAGACGCAGATGAAAGTGCAATCATTTTAGAATCATTTTCAAAAACCATTCGATCTTTTTCTTGCATTTTTCCATCAGATATTAACTTATCTTCTATCTCTCTAATTTCTATACGCTCTTTCATATTTTGTGGCGCAACCAAAAATGGCATTAAAACTGTCTTGATTAAATCTTCTGGGAGCAGAAGGTACTCATCTAAAACTAATACGTTAGCACGGAAACCACGAATTTTTTCTCCGGATAACGGAATAGCAGTAATTGTTCCTCCATTGATATCCCACTTAAATTGGTCGTTACGTTTAGACTTTGCTCCAAAGCACTGCATTAAAAGGTCTGCGCCTTTTGAGTCAACGAGTTTTTCTAAATTTTCAAAAATGAATCTAGCAGTACGAAACGTTGGGCCCGCAATAAGTATCTTTGTTCCCGGTTCGAAAATGCACTGAAGAAAACAAAATACAGAGGCTATAAAAGTTTTCCCACAACCACGTCCCCACACGCACATAGAGAAGTTTCTATTCATCATTCCCTTGAGCGTTATCTCTTGAAATGGTGCGAGTTTAATACCTGAGATAAGTTCGGTTGTAAAACCCAAATTAGCTCTTAGAAACTTAGCTAAAGTGGCCTTAGCCTCTTTATCACTTAGCTCGCCCTTTATAGATAAAAGTTGTTCGTTAACACTTTCTAAATCTAAATCGTATTTTTCTGGTGAATACCACATTACAACTCTTTTAAATTATAAGCTAATTGTAAATCGTAATTTTTATAAATACCCCCATTTACAAATAACTTTTCTATTACTCTTGAGGCCTCAACTCTTCCCTTGACAAATAAAAACTGTATATGAGAATATTCTTGAAGTAAATCTTTTACATTATGAAAAATAAAATCAGGATTAGCTCTTATTTTTTTAGATACATAAGGTAAATGATTAAAGGATAAACAGTTAGTAAGACTTTCCTCTACTAATATTATTAAGCTTTGATTTTGTTGTTTAGCTCTTTCTATTTCCTTTTTAAATCTTTCTAGTCCGCCGCTCATGGTACCGATAAAATCGGTAACGGATTTTCTTTCTATATAGGTATTTGCGCTATAATCTTCATGACTAAATGCGTAATCGCCGAAGTTTAAAGTTTTAACTTCAATTGGTAACTTGAACTTTAAAGGTCTTTGCTCTCTTGTGTCTACATAGATTTTAAAACGCATTTGGTTAAACGAATTACTACCGGGATCATTTGCCAAACTTAAATTTTTTGGCATTTTAAAATGTCTAGATTTTAACTCTAATTTTTCTAAACAGTAATTATAATAACCCTGTTCTAATATCTCTTCTAAAAACGTAATGGGTGGACACATGGAGCTTCTTAATTCAACTTCGGTAGGAACATAGTTTAATTTTTTTCTTAATTTTCTAGTCATTAATAGGGCTTCGCAATACTTTCTAGTCTCTTCCCTTGGGCTTTCTTGAAGCCACTTTTTCATGTGAATTTTGTTTTCGAAGTCGTTATTAAAGTAGTGTTCTTTATTTTTAAACTTAAGCAGTTTACCAGTATATAAATCTTTTCTTGGGAAATGTTTATGATAGTAGTCTACCATTAACATATTATGAGACCTTAAATGTCTATGTAGGCTTTTATCGTCTTTAAATTTTTCTCCGCACTCTTTACATTTAACCATCGTATACCTCCCCCTCAGATAGTCCCATAATTTTCGCTTTCATTTCGTCCATGGTAGAAAGATTTTCGACTTCCTCTTTAACTGTAGCTTTTCTTAGTTCAGCAATGTGTATCATTTTCTTTCTGCTTTCTTCCTCTTTCCACATTTCAACTAGGTTAAGGATGCTGGCTGTATTTGCTACGGCTTTTTTAAGTCTGTCAGATCTTTTTTCTTTAAGGCTTTCTAATAATTTTTGCTGGCGATTAACGCACTGATTATATTCAGTTTGGGCAGTATTAATCGCTTCAACTAATGACATGGCAATTCGTCTGCCTTCTGTATCTTCACTGGAATCATCAAGATGTTGCTGTAGCCTTTCTACCCTTCTTTGAATACTCGACGCGATCACAACTTCTGTTGATAGTACAATATACTGGTCTACCTCTTCTTGCGTTAAGTCATGTTTGTCGTAGGTGTAACGAATAAAGCTACTCTCAAAAAGCTCGCGGTCAGTTTGACCTTCATAGTTGTTTATTTGATGAAGAAATCTATAGGTATGTAAATAACCTATTAAAGAATATAGACCTTTCTTTTGGGAGGGTGACATTTTGCTCCTGTCAACCCCTTCATGAACGAAATTGTTTACCTTGTCTATGATTTTACTAAGCGTTTTAACTGGCACATACTTTCCATCAGGAATTTCTCCCGGGGCTTCATAAGCTATGGCGGGATTTAAAGTTCTTACATATTCATCTACAGTTTTCGATTCTTGATTTAGATTTGTTAGGTCTGGATTAGCAAATAGCACCCTAGCCATTTCGACAGAAGTCATTGTGGCGAAGTTATTGCGAATAAACTCTTTTTGTGTTTCGTCTAGTTCTATTTTAGCTTTCGCTTGATATTGGTGGGAAGCTAGCGCGTTAATGTTTTGTTCCGCTAAAAAAGTTTTTACTAACTTTCCTTCTTTACTTCTACCATCTACATTTTTGTCGGGAAAAGCTAAACGTATTAATTCCAAAAGGGACGGCGGATTATCTTTTCGATTATTCCACTCTTTTAGAATATCATCTTTTTGTTGTTGACTAAGTTCCATTTTAGTATATGTCTATTTCGTCGTTGTCAATGCACTCTTTAACTTTTGTTATTATTTTCTTTTTAATATTTTTAATCTGTTTGTATCCCGGTGATCTATTTTTTTCTGACGTCTTGTAGCCCATCTTTCTTGCTACTTGTAATTCGTCTAAATGATCTATGTATAAAAGCTGATATATTTTCCATTCATGTGGTTTTAAAATTTCTTGCATTTTTTTATGCAAATTCTCACTAGATCTTTCTAAGTCAAATTGATTATTATTACTTATATGATATACCTCTTGAGAGTGATTTTCAAGTGACATGGGCATTTTAGCTTGGTATCCACCCTTTTTATTTTTTTCCCAATTTTTGTATAATGGACAATCGCTACATTGTTTACCATAGATTTCACAACCAGTTTCTTCTTTGGAGGCTTCGCATTTTGCACAGGGTTTAATAAAATTAGTATAATTATTACGGATAAGATTTTTAATCTGATTGGAAATAATAGTCCTTACCCAAGGCTTTAAATTTTTGCTTGGGTCGTATAAGTGCCATTTCTTAAAGATGTGAAATCTTAGTATTTGAGAAACATCTTCAAAGTCCATCCATGATATAATAGACAAATTCCATTTAAACCTTTTCTTTTTTATTTCCTCATCAATTGTCTCTATGCAATCCTCATACTTTAAACCTTTTACCTTTGACCTTTTAATATTTTTGGTCTTTTTTTTCATTTTGTCATGAGGGGGGCCTTAATGTGCCTGCTTCTTTACTAAAATCATCCATGCCATAATCTGGATCAGGAATATTATTTACATCATATTTTAAGTTTCCATCTCCCTCTTGAGATTGAGCCAAATTACCGATCGTGTCTGTCTGGGGACCCCTTACATCTATATCAACTAGTAAGCCGTCAATGTTAGGAATCTCATGAATTTCTACGTCTTCGTCGATTACCGCAGCGTTTGATTTAATTTGAGATTTAAGTTTTTGGGGTACAGCTATACTACCAAAACTATTACCGCAGCTTTGACAAAACTTCGGCTTTTCATTGGTATAGACATTTAGCCCCCCACATGATTGGCAATATAACTTTAACATATCAATATATTATACCACTATTTCAAATATTATGTTAATTTTTTGTTTTTTTCAAATAAAATAGATATGGACAAATCTGCTAAGAAAGAAGCCTTGGAGATGACCGAACATATTATGAAATTGTCCTTATATTACTGCAAGGATGATGATGATGAAATCGCAGCTTATTCAATAAGGGTTAATAGCGAAGCTCGAAAGTTGCAAAAACTGATAGAAAGATACCTTACTGACCAAATTCATAATTAAACAAAGATATATCAGATTCATATACTTGCTCTATAATTTCTCTGCCCTTTTTGTTATATAAACTGTATGAATCAACTACTGAGTCTTTATTAGCTCGTTGCATATTAAAATCTAATTTTGGTAAACTAGGTATATCTATGTCAAATTGCTCCTTCATAAATGCAGGAAACTCTGACTCAATATTTTCTACTTTTATGACTTTATCCACTAAACACTCTTTTGTATTATGATCTAAGCAAAACCAATCATAATTAGGTAAACCTGTACCATTTTCAATTACCTGCTCCAGCCAAAGATTAAAACCCACGCCAAATTTAGAGCTTGCGTCATAATCTTTACTAAAGGTGCTCGCGCCATCTTTATCTGGTGCATGAAAAAAGTAAGCTGACACCCACCTAGTAAATGGATTTCTTATAGTTGTAAACTTATAATAATCATTCCACTCCCACGTTTCCTCGTGATTTTCATTCATGAAATCGAAATAAGTTTTCATTTCATCCGCGCAATACATTTTAGCATTCATGGGGTCATTGCAGTGCTCATGACCAAACGCGGAATATTCTTGTAGAACAGCATCTATAGAAGAAGATGCGCACCTAGTATTACTTAAAAAAATAAAATTATGTTTATTGCTTACTCTCATTGTCGCGCGTGTGACATTTGCACTTACATTTGTCTAAGTTACAAAGTCCCACTTTACAGAACCAATGTCTAGCTTTTTCGTAAGTTTTTTTAAGCCAAGCTTTAATGGCTCTAGTCCATGCTCCATATTTTTCAGGATCTTTTAGTCTTCCGTACATTTCTTTTTACCTTCTTCTTTGGGGCAGCTTTTTTAGCTGCAGGTTTTTTATTATTATTAACTAAATGCTCGGGCATCATCGCTCTAACTTCGTCAACTAGTCCCAACTTGAGACATTCGTCCGCATCAATCCACCAATCTTTTCTATCCCAGTTTCTTTGAATTTTTTGCTTGGTCAGTCCAGATCGAGACACAAAAATGTCAAGGCATCGCTCTTCTATTCTTTTAACTAATCTAACCTCATCTTCAACTTCGTACGTTTTTCCAATAGCTCCAAAAGCTGCTCTATGAATCATCATCCACGCTTGATGACCAATCCACCTAACATCTCCAGCCTGAAGTAAAATGCCCGCCATAGATGCAGCCATACCCAAAGAGCCAGTAGTGACCTTGTGACCTTGATTTCTTAAGTCTTGAATAAAATCAAATAATTCGAATCCGTCAATAATACTCCCCCCGGGAGAGGAAAATACGATTTCCATATTACACTTGGGATCTGCCCTATGCCACTCAGTGAGCTTGCTCATACAGGCTTGAACAGAATGATGAGAAACGTCTTTAGAAAATCTATATACATTATTTTCTTCATCTGTATAACCATCTTTGTTTCTAGCGCCCAAGGCTTTTTCGTACTCAAGGTAGGCTTTACCAGATTCGCTTTGCATTTTTTCAGCTTCGGCTTTGGTCTTTTCAATTTCAGCTAGTTTGTGATCTAGCTCTGCTTGTTTTATTTTTAAATCTAATTCTATTTCTTTTTTTGATCTTGCACTCATTCTTCTTCCCCCTCTTTGTTAATTTTTTGAACGATAAACTTAACTAGCTCAGACCTCATAATGTCTTCTTCAGTAAAGTTAAAATTATAGATACCCATATTCATGCTTTCTTCATCGGAGAATATTTTACCCAGCTTTTCAAAAGCTCCTTGGTTAATTTCTCCCCTTAAGTCTGTCTGCATCGGGTCAGCCAATACAAAACAACGACTACCTTCACCCATTCTAGTAAGAACGGTTGTAATTTCTTTTATGGTAGAGTTTTGAGCCTCATCTAAAATGATACATTTACCCTTCCAGTTCATTCCTCTTGCGAAATTTACCGGAAACATAGAAACTCTATTTTCCTCTATAAGCTTTTCAGGCTTGGTGCTTAGTAATAACTCATCTAACTTATCTAAAAAAGGTAAGTTATAGAATTTTAATTTATCGTCCGCTGACCCCGGGAGAAAACCCAGTTTAGATTCAGAACTTTCTACCGCAGACCTCAAATACATAATATCTGAGATAGCTTTCATATTTAAAAGCTGTAGTCCGCAGTAGACTGACAATAAAGTTTTGGATGTACCCGCTGGCCCATTAACGAATACTATCTTAGTATTATAGTCTAACGCGACCCTAAAAAATTCTTTTTGTTTTTCGGTCCATGGTAGTTGATTAATTTTAATTTGCCTCTTGATTGGGTTATCTGGGACAAATTTGTTTTCAGTTTCGTTTAGATGCTCTGCGAACTTTCGGTCGCGTCGTATCTTAACCTTACCATCAGAATTAGTTTTCTTAGCAGGCATTAATTATAATTACACACTATAAATCCTCAAATTCAGTATCATATTTATATTTATAGTGAGAAACCGTTTTTGCTATTCCTTTCTCAAATGTAATTTTTGGTTTCCATTTTAACTCTTTTCTAATTTTGGTATTATCTATAGCATACCTAAAATCGTGGCCCGCACGGTCATCAACAAATTCCGTGCAATCTTCGGGCTCTACTTTTAATAGCGTACATATATCATAAACGACGTCAAGATTTCTTTTTTCACAATTAGCTCCAACGTTATACGTTTCACCGATCTTACCCTTTTTAAGTATTTTTAATAAAGCCTCGCAATGATCATCCACGTGTATCCAGTCTCTTACATTTAAGCCTTGGCCATATACAGGAATTTTTTTTCTATTTAAAATAGAATTAATAATCTTTGGAATAAATTTTTCTGCATTCTGGTATGGCCCGTAGTTGTTAGAGCAGTTTGATATAGTAATTGGCAAATCATATGTATGATAATATGATCGCACTAAATGATCAGAACCAGCCTTAGAGGCTGAATATGGGTTTCTGGGGGCGTAGGGGGTACTCTCTGTAAATTTCTTATCTCCCTTTTCTAAATGTCCATATATCTCATCAGTTGAAATATGATGAAATCGTTTAACTTCATACTTTCTAGCAGCCTCCAAAAGATTTAGTGTTCCTAGCACATTAGTTTCTACAAAAACTTTTGGTCCAAGAATAGAGTTGTCAACATGAGATTCTGCCGCAAAATGCATAACATGAGTTATACCATATTTTTCAAAAGTAGCGTCTACATATCTGCTGTCCCTTATATCTACATTGGCAAATTTTATTTTTGGGTGTTCGTATACGGCATCGGCAATATTGTTATAATCCGACGCGTAAGTTAAGCTATCCATAACCACCACTAATTTAGCACCGCACCTCTTCCTCCGTATGTATTGAAGAAAGTTTGCGCCTATAAAGCCCGCCCCGCCTGTGATTAACAAGTTCATAATATATATTATACCCTTTTTTAAGTTAAAATCCCTTCTTTTCTCCTCTGCAAAAGGGAAAATTGTGATGAATTAAGTAATTATCTACCACATTCTTATATATAGAGTTTTTCCGATTAATATGCAAGCTTAAAAATTCTTGAACAACATATTTATCTAAATATGGATATCTTGCTTCTAGTCCGTGTGAGCCAGCAACGTATTCTTCTTTTGCTAGATAGGATTCCATGGTGCTTCCGTAAAAACTATTCCAAGGAAAAATTGTAGATAAGTCTTCAGGAAAAAGTCCACCAAAATTACTATGATTAAAATACTTTTTACCATTAAACCCGTAGTCAGAAAAAATTTCATCTGCTCCTCCCCCAGATAAATAAACCTTCCGACCATCCACCTTAGCTCGCTCACACACTGAAGAAAGCCAATTAGATCCAGAATCATCCACAAGATTTACATATTCAGTATAGTCACTACTAGAAGAAGAAATTGTATACTTAAAGCGTTCGGTATGTTTACTAATAAACTCATGATTTCGAATCCATGTTTCGTTAGTCTTTAAAATCTTCTCATATGAAGCGAAGGGGTGCTGGTCAATTATGTCGAATCTTTGATTTAGTATTTCATCATTTTCTGTTCCGATCACAGAATAGGCCTTAAAGGCCGTAGATTGACGTATAAGCTCATAACATATAGCTCCACTGTCATACCCACTACTTAAGCCTATAAACACCTTCTGGGGCGTATTTGAGGTTCTTTTTCTAATAGAATTTTCGAAGGCCAAATTCCAGTCATCAAAGTAATCTTTATATTGATCCAAGTTAAATTCAAACACGGGGTACTCTTTGATTTGTTCAAGAGTGTCTAATTTAAAGACCTTGACCGTATTACAAGGCATTTGTTTGACGCCAGTATGTCCAGTAAGTTCTAGTGGAAGTTTAAATGAACTACATCCAAAGTTTTTATTTGATATGGAATAGTAAAGAGGCTTGGTTCTAAAAATATCTGAAGCTATGATAATTTTATTATTTTTAAAATCCATTATGTTGATTGCGAATTCGCCGTCCAGTTTTTTAACGAATTCATCACCCAATTCTTCGTATAGGTCAATTAGGCATTCACCATCGCTTTTGTAATCACCAAATTCTTTAAAATTGTAGATCTCTCCATTATATAAACAAACAATGTCGTCTTTAACAAAGGGTTGGGTCGTATACTCTCCAGTCATACTTAGTAAGTTATGAATGAAGTGGTAGTTTTGATTAGTAATTACATTTGTGTGGTCCGGACCCCTGAACTTTAGAAAGAAGTTAATCTTGTCATAGTTTTTTTTGGAAATATTGGATGTATATATGCTGCACATTAATACTTTTTCTCAAAATCGTACATTAAAGATTTCTTTTCTAAATCTAGATAAGGAAATATTTTATTTCCATCTTCGTGATGGTGAACGTAGCCGGGGAGGATGGAAATGTCTAATTCCTTACGCATGCGCCATAATACGTATGGAAAGCTAATTTGATCTCTAGAGCTAAAACGACAGATTTGCTCCCACCACATCATACCCATTTTGCGAGTAACGTCATTATTACGTAAAATAAAACAACTCATTTCATATAAACCATAATTACGTGGGAAACCCACGTTAGAATAATGCTTTAATTGATTTTTTATGTTAGATATATGTTCTATATGTGAAGTAGCGCATACTTCTGCTTCTGTAAAAGCGCATTGTCTATAAGGGTGAGAAAATACAGACATATCTTCATCAATTAAATAATCATCTATTAACTCTTTAGGGTGGACGGTTAAATCGTGAATAGCGTCCATCCAAACGTAATAGTCGTAACCGGGGGCAAGTAAATGAGGAGTAATTTTATATGGCTTTGCATTTCTTCTGTGAGGGTAATGGTCATCATCAGAAAAGTTAACACAATTAATTTGCTGCCATCCCTCAGTAGTTTCGTACTTACGATCAACAAAAGCAAGATAATCCACATCATCATGCTTGGTTCTTACGGATGCTAAATCTGTTCTACTTCCAAAAAGACTCGTTAATATTGCGATCTTCATTTTCCTCTTCCCAGTTTGTTAATGAATGTTTAATTGCTTGCAAAGCTGTTCTTACCCTAATCTTATGTTTTCCTAGGGCTTTTTTAAGTTTAGTATTATCCAAGACACAATTAGAACGCGGCGTTTGTGCAGCTATTTCCATAAAGTCATCCTCATCCCTAAAGAACTTGAATTTTAAATTTGGATTTAAATGTTTCTTAATTTCTTCAGTAACTCTCTTGGTTGTTACAGGATTAGTATTAACAACATTATAAATACCATAATCACAATCATTTAACCATAGATCTATACAATACTTAGCAAAGTCTGCTCTGTGTGATATAGAATTTTCCATATCTAGTAGTTTATCATATTTTTGTACTTTAGTTAGGTAATTTCTAGGGCTATCGTATTGATCAAACGGTATCCTTAAACGCCAAATAAAGTATTTACCGCCGATTTCCTGTATTCTTTGTTCTCCAAGAGCCTTGGTTCCACTGTAATGACTACAGGGAGGTTTATCAAAGCAAAAATTAGGGTCATCTTCTTCTGTGAACGCTTTATCATAGCCATTATAAATACAACCAGATGAAACATGCCCCCAAGGAACACCGTTCATATCACAAGCTTTAGCTAATATCGCCGGTAAAGTTACGTTTCCAGTAAAAGTTTCCTCTTGAAAGAGCTCACACGCGTCCACATTGGGCTTTCCTGTATACCCAGCACAATTAATTACAAATTGAGGCCTAATATTCTCTAGCATTCGAGAAAAAACGTCATAATTATAATAATTATATTCTTCTCTAGAGATTTCCATGTATTCTATACCTCTTGTGTCTAGTTCGTAAGCGAACTGCTGCCCCACATAACCTGATGCTCCAAGAATAAATATCATATTAACCTTTTCCTAATAGTTTTTGTATAAGTTTCCAACCAGTTACCTTCTTTTTGGGTAGTTCTTGATATGGATACTGTCCTTCTTCCATACGTCTTTCGTATTCTTGACGCTCCCACTCAGCAATTTTAATCCACTCCTCTCTTTCTTCGTTCGATAAGTGCTTGGGTGGATCGTGATAAAACCATTGTTCGTTTTCTTTATTCATATTTTAGTATATTTAATAAGTAATTCTTATATTCACAATTAGGAATAGTTTTTATTAGTTTTCTTAATTCTGTTTTGTTTATGTACCCTTGGTTGTAAGCAGCTTCTTCTGGACAACCGATTTTAATACCCTGCCTCTTTTCAATTGCTTGAACATATGCGGAGCTATCATATAAGCTACTAGAAGTACCCGCATCGAGCCATACTGTGCCTCTGGGGAGTTTATGTACGTTTAAGGTATCCTCACGGAGGTAAGCTTTAATAACGTCTGTAATCTCAAGCTCGCCACGTTTAGAGGGTTTTAGTTTTTCTGCTATTTCTATTACATTATAGTCAAAAATATAGAGTCCCGGTATAGCGTAATTACTTTTTGGCTTCTGAGGTTTCTCTTCAATAGACAAAACCTTATTACCGCTCATTTCTACAACACCATATCTCTCAGGGTCTTCTACTCTATAACCAAATACTGTCCCTCCCGAGTTAAAATTCATAAAAGCCTCGGTTAAAATATCATTAGCTCCATAATATATATTGTCTCCAAGAATTAAACATACTCCGTCATCTCTTTTTAAGAAGTTTTTAGCAATAACGAATGCTTCAGGAATACCATTTGGCTCCTTTTGTACTCTATAAATTACTTTTATACCCCATTGCGACCCATCTCCAATTAACTTTTTAAAATTATTGGTTGAATCAGGATTAGTAATAATACAAACTTCGTCTACCCCATTTTCTATTAATGTAGTCAATGGATAATAGATCATTGGCTTATCATAAACCGGTAGTAGTTGTTTATTTGTTGCTAGTGTTGAGGGGTACAGTCTTGAACCATGCCCTCCAGTTAAAATTATTCCCTTCATCTTTCTCCTTTAAATTTTAATTTCGTATCGGGATGACACTGACAATAGTAATCTATGTCTGGCACTTGAAGTTTCGTACCTTCTCCGTATCTATCTCCAACAAAAGCTTGACACACTTTTTCAATAGGCAAAACGTTCTCTGCCATATTACCCTCTAGTTTATCTAAACCTAAATCTGAAAGCTTTTCTAGTTTTTCAAAATTGTCTTCACATATAACTTGAATTGTTGTTTCTACAAATTGATACCTCGGACACCACATTGATAACCAACCCGAATCTAAGTCGTCCATAAAATCACAAATATTTTGAGAAATCAAATACGCATCAGATTCAACATGAATAATTTTTTTAAATTTAAATTTTTTTGCAATGTTTAGGGTTTGCAAAAAGCTTCTAAACCAGCCGACGGTACTTCCTCCTAAACCGACTTTATTTTCTGTTGGGTTTATTCCTATTCTTTCTTTAAAATGATATAAATTAACATCTTCAAATGCACTTTGCCCCTCAAGTGTGTTTGATTCGTAGTCTATGTCTTCATGGTTAATAACTTTACCAACTTTTTGTCCAAAATCGTCTACAAATTCTTGTGGAGAGCCGTCATCGATCAATATGATTTTCTTATCTTTAGCGAAAGGAAGATTTTTATGGTAATTAATCCATTTTAAATATCTTTTTTCATATGTTTCTTGATCACTAAAGTAAGATGTTGCAAATATAAAAGATTTCATGTACTTTTTCCTTATATAATGGTATACTAAATCAGATAAAAAATCAATAATATTATGAGCAATATCCCCTACCAAGTAATTCTTATTATAGAAAATGAACAACACACAATTTCCGCCGAACTTGACGTCTTAAACGACGCTATGAAAGGCAAAGAGTGGATCCTTCAGGCAGTTCTTAATGGTAGTGAAGATAATTCGGTAGTAGAATTAGCTAAATTCGCACAAGGCAGAAGTAGCGGTAAGAATGTTCACATTTGGGAGCATGATTATCATGAGGACGTAGGCGAATTGAAGGAAAAAGTAGTTAAAGAAATTATTTATAGAAGTGGTCAGTATCCAATTGTCGTTTTTTGGAATGATCTTAATGAAAATTCTTACGACTCTCTTCGTAATGTGGAATAAGGACGGTTATCAAGTTTTACTTTCAGCGCATAATGCGGAAGAAAACATCAAAATGTGTTTGGAGAGCTTAGACTCATCCTTAAAAGATTATAATTGGGTTCTTTTAATTGGTGATGATGCCAGTACCGATAACACTATTTTAGAAATAAAAGAATATATACCTAATTCTACCGCTCAGAAAGTACATTTATTTAATTTTAATAAGGCCGACACCGTCGGCCAAGCAAAAAATAGATTAATTAAAGAATGTTTTAATTATAAAGACGATTACCCTGCAATATTAATGATGGACGCTGATGATCAAATGACCAAAGAGCGACCAAAAATGTTAGAAACAGCGAAAAAGCATAACGCTCCATACGTTGTGGGTTGTTGGCAAGCCATGAAAAAACTACACATGGGTGAAGCGTGGACAAGATCAACAATGAAAACCAGCGATAAGGCAGTAAAGGGTTTGCGATTTGGTCCATGGGCGACTTTGTTTCATTACAGTTTGCTACCTGAAGACGGGCGGTTCTTTCCTGACGCCAAGACCGCAAACTACGGTTATGAAGATCTTCTAGCGTGGAATCATTTAAAGTACATACAAGACATAACGCCTATAGCTCATACAGCAAACACTTCTCCTGTGCACATTTACTACATCTACCCCGAAAGCGAGTCTCATACCAAAGACAAAACAAAAACAAACCTCATGAGAAATTCTTATTGGGGCATAAGAGACATGATTATAGATAAACGAGACATATACAAAAATCCACCTTCAAAAAACGAAGTGGAAGTATGGATGAACAAATACATAGCAAGAAAAAAGGCGGAAAAAGAACCCCCTCACCCTTTAGAGTCAAAACGCCCAATTTAACGTATACCCCCGGGATTT